GCCCGTTGGATGACTCGCAACCTTCCAAATGTCAGAACTAAACGAGCCTAGACAATAGGCAGTTATTTGAGAAATTGTCTCCGCCATGTTCATCCACCTCCATCATGTTGTTGAGATTGCGAGGAGGCCTTTTGATCACGAGAGATCATGTATGCTAGACATCCTTGCAGTAGAATCACTGTGAATATCGTTAGAATCACTGCTCTCATGGGTCAACCTCGACTATTCGTATTTGAGTCCAGCAGCTGAGTAAGTACGTCAATCTGCCCTTGCAGGATGTTGATCAGGTCGGGGATTTTACTTCTGTGCATATCATCACGCAGTAGTGTGGCTGTAGTATAATGTAATACACGACCGACTGCTAAATACACATCTCGCTCATCCATGGTGTACGGTCCCTTTTCGTAGGTTAGTTGGTTCGCACGGTACCGACATTGCTCAGATTTGCACCTGTGTGATTGATGCTAAAAGTCCATCACCTGCTATCGGGTCAATGAAGAGCATAAATTGTTCTTCTGTCTCACAGTCTGTCACATACAGATAGTTGAATGCTGCCAACGCCGTTCCTATATACCATGACTGACTGCGAATCTGAGTCGTCAGTTTAAACTTTCGTGTGCTGACTACTTTCCCACTTATCCCAGTGTAATTGAATATAGCCTCCGAATTCAACCAAGGGAAGAAAGTTGGGAATGGATCGATTGGATTGAACACAGCTTTAAACATGAATGTGTCTGAAGCGGCGTTATCCACAACTGCATCATTCACAAGTAGTGTTGATCCTACACCGTCCCAGCGATTGAAGAAGTCGGTAGTCAGACCAACGACCGGGTAAGCGGCTGCTTGCATTGTGAACTGATACACCGGCGGCGCCAGTGGGTTCACTGCTATATAGAATGCGTTTGGATCAAAGACAGCCATCTTGTTGTCCTTTCTATTGCCGGATTGTATATTGTGGATCCAACGAGATGAATACCTTGCAGCCTGAACACCTAGCGGCAGTTCTAGACGCTGGACAGGTTGGTTCGAGTAGCACTTGCCTCCCACATCGGAAACAGTGCTGGTAGATCGTGCTAGTGGCGACAATCCGGCGATGCCGGATTTGGTTTAATCTAGCCACTTCATCCCAGTATTTACTCACCTCCTTCTCCGCCATGCAATGAGTGAACACACTGTCAACCAGGTGATGGTGACCACTGTCATGCACGCAATGGTGTTGGTGCTCATTAGTCCTCCGTGTACGGGTGGTTGCATAGCGGGATACTTCTCCGCGCCTTCCTCGGGGGGGGGATCG